CCTACAGTCTCTTTGGTCAAGCGTGTCTGAAAGACATACTTGAAGCCAAGTGCTTCATCTTCTTCAGTGATGTTCAGAAGCTTTGACTTATACTTCTCGAGGGCTTTCAGAGACATTTTCTTCGAAGAAACAACTGTTGAGAAGTATGCCTCTAGGCCATTGTTTTTGAGAGCGCCTTTGACAGGTACAGCAGTCTCCATGATCATCTTGGCTTCATTCAGCTCTGAACGTGTATGAGCTGTAAAGATGACAGGAAGAGGGCAGGAAGCAACATACTCTTGCATGAGCTTTTTGAAGAATTGCTGATACTTTGACCAGCCTTTCATGGTGTCAGCAGAGTCAATCACATGGATCGATTCAAACATGTCCATGAGGAAGGTGAGAGTATCGATGACAACTACATCATACTCACCGGCACCATCACCATCGATATGCTCGAAAGCTTCATAGATCTGATAAGGATCGGTGACAGTCATGTTGGTAAAGTCATTCCGGAAAGGCAGCTTTTTACCGGATTCACAGTTGAGGTACATCACACGTGGTCCACCCATAAGGTGACGTAGACTTGCGGATTTACCTGTAGCGCTTTCACCTGAAATCAGGAAAAGCTGATCGTTCTGGGTAGGTACATCTGTCATATTGGTTCCTAATTTTTGAGTCTGTTTACGCCTGAATCCATGATCCCTGCGAACTCTTCAGCATCAAGATTGAACATGACATGCTCAACTGCTGATTCATCGTCAGGTGGGTATGGACCCAAGTAGGTAAGCATGGAGTGGGATTCGTGATCACGACGGATACGCACATAGAGGCCAACGTCATCATCATCTTTGTCTTGGAGAATGACTTCAAACAAAATTTGATATCCATCTACGACCTCAAGACGGGCAAATTTAGTCATAGTGGTTCCTTTTGAGATTGCTGCTCCCTGCCAGAGCGGACACGGCAGGGAGCGTTACAGAGACATTCGAGGTAGGGTAGGAGCCCTCCCACCTACTACGGCAGTCCTTGCAACCTTTTTGCGACTGTCACGAGGACAGTTCTACGCAACTCACTTTCGTCAAGCCCTTCGGAAAGCTTGCGATTGAAGTTGAGCACGCTTTGCTCAACCTCATTGTAGGTCATACCATTGTCCACGAGAGCCAGGGCGAACTTGATCAATTGGTTGCTACGATTGCCATTGGCGATACGCTCAGCAAACCAACGCTCAAGATTGTCCAGAGACTCCAGCTTCACAAATTCCTTTTGGAACTGTTCATTCTTTGCTGTCTTGGGAACAAAGGGCAGGACATCAAGAAGCCGATCAGTCGTGTTGTAATAGACGATCGCCTTATCGTTAGACATCCATTTGCGGGAACGCTGGTTTGCGCTTTCATCAACGGCAAATGGGAGCCACTTCACAATATTTTCCATGAAGTCACGGTAGTCATCACGATCAAGCGAAAGCTCATAACTGATCGGCAGCATGATACGGAAACGGTTTTCTGCATCCGTATGACGCTTTGTCGTATAGGTCATGAACGTGTACTCTTTGAGGAGTTCATGAACCATGTCGATACGAACGCCACCATCGACATCCAACACAACCATGTTGAAGCCTTGGATCACGTTCTCTTCTGCCCGATGCTCTTTGACAAAAGCGTGATTTGCCCAGTGGTATCCAGGCTCTGTGACGAGGTTATGGAGCTGGTCAAACGGTACACGCTCATGCCCATAGTTATAGGCGAAGTCTGTGGAGTAAGAGACATCGATTTGATCCAATGAAGTCTCTTTGAGAGTGTCACCGGTGAAGAACTCGATGCCATCTACAAAGGTCTTTTTGAGGATGATGTGCTGACGGATGCCAAAGGCTGTTGCCAGGGTCATCATCTCAGAGCGTGCTGATGCGCTTGCCTTGTAGAAAGGCAGAGCTTCGTGGAGATCAGCATGCGTGACTTCTTGACCGCAGTTGGCAACGTAATGTGCCAGCTTCATGTAAGGCTTTTCACGGGTGAGGAGCTTTTGAAATGCTGCACCGGATTCTTCTACCAGCTTGATGGCAGAGTGAAGGTGAGACATTTCGATGGAGAAGCTTTCATCAATGAAGGCCAATGCGCCGGCCAACTTCATTGCTTTGAAGTAGCGGTGTGACATTTCTGTTTTACGGATCTCATCATAGAGAGGCAGTTCTTTGGCTGCCCGCTCACACAAGATACGATATTGCAGACACTCGATGCCAACATCATCAGCCACATCCAAAGACCAGTTGAACTTGTCTGGAGTTGCCAGTGAGGTCAGATGACTGGCCCACTTAGCAGCCATCATTTCATTGGCTGGATTGATCAATGATGCGTAGATCTCTTCTGCAGTTGCATCATTTGCAGCTGGTTCGGGATGACCCATGGCAAAGATACAGCGACGGCCGTACCCAGTTTCGAGGAAAGAGTAGAAAGCATCCTCTGTGGATCCACCATCCAAGAGCTTTGACGGTGTACCAAACAGGAGCATGTTTGAGGGGGTCTTACCCTCAACTTCCTCATGTCGCTTGTTGTCGGCTGTGTTCTTTGTCAGCTTAGGCTTGATCATACCCTGATCGTAAAGCTCAAGATAGGTGTTGAGGACTTCGGTAGAGCCAATCAGGTTGGATCCAATTTCGTCGATCTGGAGATTGATTGCACCGGCACCAGCCAACAAAAGTTTTTGCCGTACCTGTTTGATGGCAGGAGCTGAGCCACTGTCGAAGCTGTATGGGTAGGCACCGGTATCGTTGTACTCTTTCTGCAAACCATTGAACTCATCTTTTTCATCGGTCTGCTTACGCACAGCACGCTTTGTGGCGATAGACCACATGTTGTTTTGAGCGATGTCTGGCAGAGTATTTTCAACAAAGTTCTGACGGAACCCGTGCATGATCTCATTCTCGAGAATACCCAGGGAGAAACCTTTACCTGTGCCAGAGGGTGACAGGGCCAGAGTGTAGGTGTTGACCGGTATGTTACCACGGTCTTTGGTGTTGATGGTGGTACGCATGGAAGAGGCAACAACGCTCAGAGAGTAAGCAACAATTACACGGAAAAATGCCTTGTCGTTGTTCTGGGTCTTTGTCGATAGGACTTGCGTGATCTCTTCAATGGCATGGTGATGGGGAACTTGTTCAAGATCAAGCATGCTCGTATCTATCCTTCTGGCTACATATGGGGAAAGCTGGGCAGTACGCACATGCTTTCACTTTGCCGTTGACTGTGATGACGATGCCTTTGCCTTTTTCAGCACAAAAACGGTTAGCCTCGTTGATGTTGTCAAAGTTCTTGGTGGCACGTCCTGAGATTTTGGATGGGTCAGAGAAGTATTTGTACACAGGAGCAGTGCGCCACAGCTCAGCATCCGTACACTCAGGCAGGGATTCCTCTGGGAGCTCTGCAGAGGCCTCTAGACGGCGAAGTCTGGTTTTGATCCAGGCTTCCGTCTCAGACAGGGACATGAGCTCTACACGGTGCTCCAGGACTCTCTGTTGAGGGTACTTGGGGTTCTGCTTAGATTGTGCACGTGACCAGTCTGTGAAGATGAACTGAATGTTGATGTGATCTTCGGTAATCTTGTCTTGATGGATCCACCGGTAGATTGAACCCTGCAGACAGTAATCTTCGTCTTTGGATCCAAGCATCCAGCTGTATACGGATGTGGATTTGAAGTCCTGCAATGTACCTTCAAGCACCATGTCGAACTTACCAGACAAAGTGTATCCCATAATTTGACGGGAACCACGTTGCTCCAACCAAATGGGAATCTCACCTTCTGCAAGGTCAGTTGGATTAATTTTGACCTTTTCGATCAGAGACTGTGGATATCCAAGTTTGCGCAAAGAAGTGGCGTAGTCATGAGTCCAAGCTTTCTCGATCCCATCGTGAATGGTGTGACCAAGGCGGGATGCAATGAAGTCTGATACATCAGGAGTTTGACGTGCTTCAGGAGAGAGACGCTCTCGAAGCAGGATCTGACGCACTGGTTTGAGAAGGGCAGTGGCTGAAATAGACTTACCTTCGGGGAAGAAGTCATATCCATCAGCAGCAAGCCAGACAGCCAAAGGCAAAGAAATTCCACTGATATTGGTAATCTGTGCCATGGTGTCTGGCTCCTGTTTTGGTGTGGTTTAGAGTGGTGTGGTTTGCTACAGGTCGCAAAGATCAAGTGAATCTTCACAAGCGGCTTTTGATCCAAGTTGCGCTGACTCACCTGCCAAAGCGAAGTAGGCAGCACCATCAACATAATCATCCAAGTTGAGCATGCCCTGACGTGCACGTGACATCTTCAGGATAGCCATGAACAACCATCCTTGGGTCTCATTGAGGAATGTTCCATTGAGGGCATTGAAAGCATCTACGGCCGCAGCCATGGAGCGTTCAGCTTTGCCTTCATCATCACGTTGAGAAGCGCGATCGGCAATGGCATCACGGGCAGTTTCTAAAATATCAGGAGCTTTTTGCATGAAATGCCTCCGGCTTCATGTGACCCAGGTAAGGGAAGTTCTCAAAGATGGTGTCTTTCACATCTGTCTTGGGAATGCCTGTTTCTGTCTCAAGACGAGAGAGAGCAGCATTGTGGGTATCACGAAGAACCTGTTGGGTAATTTCAGGCGTCTCCAACTCAAGCAAAACGTTCAGGGTACGTTCTTTGAGAACCTCATCTTTTGTGTAGATGACTTTAACGGCTGCCAAAAAGAAATGGGATTTGGAAGAGCCTTTACGGGGCTTTGGTTTACGATGGTCGTCAAGCATATGCTGGTTCCTTGTGCTATGCTGCTTCAGAGACAAGGTCTCGGATACTGTCTTCTGAAGCGTGGTTTGGCAACTCAATTTCTTGAGCCCAAGTGGGGTAGAAGATGCTCAAATTACCGCCAAGCTTGACAGTATCATGTGCAATATCAGGGTGTTCTTGCCATTGAACAGCCTTGACCAGCTGTTCATTCACATACTGCAAGATCTCAATATCATCAGGTATCAGATAATATTGTGCATCATGGATGTGAGCGGTCGGTCGGATCTGTAGTCTGTGTTTGCCTGCACGGACTATATTCATGAATTCAGAAGCAGCTCGTGTGTTGAGCAAGCACCAAGATTGACCCAAGGCATTACCGGCAGTACGGCCTTCGGCCTCTGCCTCATAGGGTGTGGCAGAGTTACCGCGGATAACTTGGTGGAGTAATGGTGTGCGAACACGCAAACCAAAGGCAGCACTGACATAGCCTGTACGTGAGGCTTCATCGAGTTTGGTTGCTACCCACTCATCACTCACTTTGTAAAGCTCGTGATATTTGTGCTCGATCTGTTGAGCGACAACTTTAGAGAAGCCGCCTTTTGCCATCAGGGTGATGTAGGTTCCCTGGTAGGTCAAAGCGAAGGTTGGCATTTTTGATTCTTGTCGTTCAGCTTTGTAGAGGGTCTTGATCGAGTTGATGCTTTCCACAGATGTTGGATCAATATCAGGCATGCGCTCAGCAAAGTAAGACTGTGCTCTCAAGCAGTGACCATCAAATCCGTCTGTGTAGACTTTTAGCTTGTTTGGGTCTCTGGTTGTGAGAGCTGAGATCATGTCTTCGAGAGAGTTGAAATCCAATCCAATCATGAGCCAACCGTCAGGAGCAGTGAAGCAGCTTTTGATCAGCTTGGCATACTTGGTTCCTGTGGCAGGAATGGTCTGAAGGTTTGGATTTGAAGAGCTCAATCGACAGGAAACCGTACCACCTAGGTTGAAGTTACCGAAGAGGTAATGGCATCCATCCGGACCTTCTACAGCACTCTCCAACGCAGGGATGAAGGTGGTGTAGATTTTGTCCACTGATTTGTAATCCAGCAGAGCATTGATGAGATCAATGATGTGAGGATCTTCAGTGTAGGCTTTGAGCTTTTCAAGCACTTCAGCTTTGGTGGCTGGCTGTTTGGTCTTGGTTCTTTCAATGACCGGTAGACCGAGATGTTCATGCAGAAGGTTCTGCAGCTGATCTGGACTGTTGGGATTGAACTTGTCGGGGTAGTCAGCCAGAACAACACGCTTGATTTTAAGCTCGTTGTTCCGCTTCTCTACCCACTTTTCAGCAAGCATGTAGGTGAAGTCTTGGATGTGCTGTTCTTGATAGATACGCTCAAGTGCACTGTCTCGATCTACCTCTAAAAGAACCTTGGCCTGAGCCACTTGGTTCATATCGATAGACATACCTGTCAGCTGCATTTGGATGATGTCGATGATTGCTGGCTTGAAGATCTCTTCATAAAGTTCCAGCTGTTCATCTGCCACCATCTTATCCCACCACTTATGGTACACGTACCACGTGGAACATGCGTCGATGAGATTGTACTCAAGCAACTCTGGCAAAGGTATCTTGGTGATGTCCTTGATCTCTTCAACAGCATAGTTGCCGGCAAACTCCTGAGCCTGATCTTTGAGACCCAGCTTGTTACCAGCACAGGTGTTGGTGGCGAGATAGGAGATGAGCTTGGTATCATGCCAGTTTGAGAGCATGATCTCGAGTCCATTGAGCAGACCTTTGGTATCTATCAAATGCTCCATGAAGAGCTGGTAGATTAGGACCGTGGCATCGTAGCTGATGTTATGAAACAGGAGAGGCTGCTCAAACTCACAAAAGAATTTGACGAGGAGTTTGCGTACAGCCTCACCATGGATTCCCATGTCGATGGCAAAGGCAATGCCTTCATGTTGGTTCCATGCAAAGCTGATGGTGCCGAGTCCTGCACTGTAGTGCTTGAGAGAGAAGGCCTCAATGTCACAGGCCAAAGGACATTGCATGTCCATGAGCTTCTGAAGCCATACAGCGATGTCAGCAGGGGTGTGAGGGTACTCAGCAGTCTTGAGGATGTCATGCCCTGGTTCCTGGTAGGTGCCTTTCATATGGCTCCATAGAGCGTCTAACGCAGAGGCAATACGTACCCGGGTAGGTGTCGGGTTGTAGAAGACCTGACGGTAGTTTGGTACAAAGATGACATTGAATTGACCAGCCATGCTGGCAGGGAACTTGTTTGGAAGGACATAGCCAAGATAGGGATCTACCTTAGCCACACCTACCAGAGTCTTGAAGTAATCGCTGTCAGTGACAAGGATGTACTTGGTGTCGACCTCACTGAGCAATTCGAGCATGTCAGTGAGAAAGACTTTCTGATCAACTACCTTGGTTTTCTTGCCCGTTGTATAGAGTTGGTAAGCAATGACATCTTCAGGATCGATGAGAGAAGGGTCGAGGTACTCTTTGGTCATGCCTGCACTATCAAGCTTGGGAGCCAAGATGCAGATGGGGTAGGTTGAGTTCTCGTGATCTGTAAATGTCTGGAAGTCCATTAGAAGAGCATCCTGCTTGCTAGGTAATGATCAATGACCCGAAGCGTTGTTGATTCATAGCTATGAAGTTTCATAGGCATGTCAATCAACGTGTACGCTTCAGGTCGGGTGCGTGGAAAGTCAGCGATGACAGGGAGAAACTGCATGACTGTATCAGGAAGTGCATCACGCAAATCTTGATAATCTGTGCAGGGAGCCAACAGAGTTTTCAGGCCTTGTTTTAGGATGAGTTCATCCCGCTCCAAAGCAAGCTTTTCTGTATGTGCATCAAACGCATCTTGGAAGATGGAAGGATGTGCCGGCACCTTACGAGCGTGAGCCAGTGCTGCACCTGTAAGCTGGCTGTAGAACCTACCAGATACTAGAAAATCGGTGTTTCCTGTCAAAGCAGATTGTTTGTCATGGAGCTTTTCAATCTCTTCATCATTCTTGGAGACGGATCTTCGCATCAGCTTTTCGATAAGATCAGTGATAAATTCTGAGACAGTCATGCCGCTACCTTTCCTTGATATTTGGCAGGCAAGTTTCCGTAGAAAAATACCCGTGTGGTTGCTCTGGACACCCCCACAAAAAGCATTCGAGCGACTTGCTCAGGATCACGGGCAGTGCCTATGTTTCCCAAGTCAATGAACACAGTGTCGTATGTACTGCCTTGGGATTTGTAGACTGTGCAGGCATACTTATCTCGCAGATCCAGGAACTGATTTTTGAGCTGGAAGAATTCAGGCCAGCGTTTCTTACGCTTGAGAGCCTGTAGAACACACCGCAGCTGAGCAGGATCATCCACAACATCACATGTGAGGGATGAGACACCAAGAGAGCCTGGAGGAGAGATATGAAACTTCTTGTAGGTGAGGTCTTTACTGTCTCCAGTCAGCTCAGCATAACGAGCATTGTAAGTGTCTGGTTCAATCTCTGTAATGAGAATTTCACGTTCGACATTCAGAGCAAATTTCCCAGACATATATGACTGAGCCACAACAAGCTCATCCCCAGCTGTGAACTCTGTAGGGAGTCCTCGAACTTCACGGATGAATGCATTGTAGTCCTGCACACGCGAGTTGGTGTAGCACAGGATCCGGACAGCTGGATTGGGCAGCTTGAAGTAATGCTCCAATGCAGTTTGCATGTCTTCCGGACCAAGATAGTCAATGACTCCTGGGACTTCGACCATGGGATGAAACTCACCTGCCTCAACTGTGTTTCTCAATTGGGTACAGAGATCCATCAAAGCAGGCTGATCCGCGTTACGGACAGGCTTTGATAGGAAGGCAAAGTTTGACTTATCGACGTTCAGATAGACCGGTGAAATCTCTTCACCTACGGGAGACATCTGAGCATGATCACCCACAAAAACTATCTTGCTGTCTTTGAATGCATCCATGATGAAATCATACATCTGTGTGTCGATCATGGATGATTCATCAATGAAGAGGATGTGATTGTGCCGAACACGATATTGACGTGTTGGCTCAAGGAATGTCTTCCCTGTTTTTTGGTTCTCTTTGACAGTGACACCCAAGAATGAGTGCACTGTTGAAACAGGCTTGTTGAGAGTTTTCTCGAGGACTTCAGCAGCTTTGTTGGTGGTCGCTGTGAAAGAGACTTCATGGTACTCAGGCTTGATATTCATCAAGGTACAGGCATCATGGTAGGTCTGCATCACGTTGTTGGAGATGTACTGCATCAGTGTTGTCTTACCAACACCTGCACCACCTGAGAGAACAAAGGTAGGTGCATCGCTCATGAGAAATTGGAAGAACTGATCCGCAACTGCCTGTTGATCTGGGGTAGGTACAAACGTGGTAGTCATGACTTATGCCTCCAGCATCAGGCGTGCTTTGAGATCGTCATCAAGCAGCTCTGCTTTGGGAATTACCTTGGTTCCAAGACGATTGAACAAGCCGCGGTAGAGCGGCACGTCTGTCTCGATATGGATGAGGAAGGTGTTGGGTTTGGATGTGGATCCATCTGACTTGAGCAGGATGAATGAGTTGTTTGAGAGACCGGCAAACAGATACCCATTACGTTCGTAGAGGTTAACCTGCTTCTGGACTCCACCAGTTGAGATGATCGCTTGATCTCCATCACGGAGTTTGAAGAGAGACATATTTGGTCCTTTCTAGAGGCTGAAACCGAAAAAAGTATCTAACGATATGAGGTGGTTCGACACGATTTGGTGTGGTGTGGTATTATTTAGGTGACATTTAGGTAAAACTGTGAGTGAATACAGATGGGAAAACAGGAGAATTTAGATGCCAGTCATCAAGTCATGTACCGTGTCTAGCGGTATAACCAAGGATGCGTTCTATGCCCCGCCGTGCGGTGATAGCGTCTTCTTGATCATTAAACAGACCTATTGTCTGCTTTCCACTATCTGTACCGATCTGTACAAGCCATTTGGTATTGGTAGAGCACCAACTTACGCCAGATCCACCGCTGGCATTATCACACCTAAGTTTTTGGTTTCTGGCGTTTTGTTTGGCAGTGCCATTGGTAAGATTGTTCCAACGATTATTCGTAGGATTCCCGTCAATATGATCGATGTAGTTAGGATCATTGCTTGTGATAAGTTTCCAGATAATGCGGTGCGAAAGATAGGTTTTACCGTCTATGGTTCCCCTCAAATAGCCGGTTGCTTTATGCAAGTTTGCGAGAGCTGGTTTACCTTCCCAACGGGCATTCCAGGCTTTGTCTTTGCGTCCTCGCCAGAAAAGCAACCCTGTTTTCTGCTCATAGTAGAGAAGCTCTTGAAGCCGGTTTTGAGGAGGCAGGTTTGTCATAACATTAATCCAGTAAATGGGGAGGTATTTTGAATGCCGGTAATCACATTTGCGTCTTCGAAAGGAGGCGCAGGAAAAACCACATCTGCAATCATCCTCGCAACCACATTGGCTCAGACCCAACGTGTATGCTTGATTGATGCTGACCCTGCACAGCGGCTGATGTCGTGGGCCAATAAAGGTCAGTTACCAGACAATCTCAAGGTATTTTCTTCCGAAGGGGAGAGGTACATCCATGACGAGATCGATCGAGGTAAGGCGGAATACGCCTACACCATCGTAGATCTTGAAGGGGCAGCAACCAGATTGAATGCTTTCGCTATGGGTGAGAGTGATTTGGTGATCATCCCAATGTCAGACGAACAGCCAGATGCAGAAGGAGCCATCGAGACACTCTCTCAGCTGCTCTTAGAAGCCAAGGCCATGCGTAGGGAGATACCGGTAAGGATCCTCTTTGCACGTACCCAGGCGGCTGTAAAATCACGGTTAGAACGCTCTCTGAACGATCAGGTCCGACAAAAGATAGGCAGCTTCACAACTGAGCTGCACAGACGGACTGCATATTCATCTCTGCACAGCATTGGTGGCACGCTCTACGACATGGAACAGAGTGAAGTCACTGGGGTAGCCAAGGCCATTCATAACGCTGAGCTCTTTGTTGAGGAGCTGCACAGAGCAATGGAATGGATCCAAGAGATCACTAAGAGGGAGACCAACAATGTCGCATAAACCTTTGAACTTCACACCGCTTGATACTGCCACTACCGAACCAACAAAACGCTGGAAAAGTAGGGAAGCGCCAAAGACGATGCAGACCTCATTGAGAATGCGGCCGGAAACCTATGATGAGTTTAGGATGATGTGTCTGCATGAGAGACGTACCAATGGTGAAATGCTTGAGGTGTTGATGAACCACTACAAGAAGACCGGTACACCAGACATCCAAAGGTGAAGAATATGGGGAGCCTTAGTCGGCTCCTCTATCCTGCCTTCGTATTTACGTAAGACAACAGTGTCTTTGGAAGATCAGAAAGCATGACAGGCAGAAGGGGAAGTTGGAATCGGCCGGCAGCTTCATGATGTGCATGCGCTACAGCTTTCTGAGCTTCTTCTGATGTGAAGAGCTTAGCGTCACTGATGTGAACAGTGTAGGACGTTGGCAAGGTACGAACCCAGGCATTCATAGGGATAGACCACAGCAAGTAGGTTTTCATATCTGACATATGCGTTCTCTTTTGTTCATGGTTCATAGATTCAGTGCTTGAATCCACAAAATAAATCAGTGGGTTAACCTCTCAAATGTGAGAGACATGGGGAGTCTGGTGAGGAATATGGGGGGAAAGGTGAGAGATGTGGGGAACAAAGGTGAGGTATCTGGGGAGATTACTTCAGCTGTTTGAGTCCATTTCTCGTCACTCTGTTGAGGCTTGGTGATGGTTCCAACACCAAAGAAACCTGATCAGATATACGTGCTCTTCGACCAACCTTAGATCGTTGAAGCTCTTGCCATGCAGCTTTCACTTCATCTTTGTCTTTGAGCCACCAACCGATACGTAGATGGGTGACTTTGTTGCCTGTCTTGATGGGCAAGACACTGATGTTGAACTGAGCCAAAGCATTGAGCTCTTGGGAGATTGGCTTGATGACATGCTTGTTGAGATCGGAGAATCTGGGATATTTGGATCCTTCTACACCAAGCATGGCACGCATCTCTTCGAGCGTAAGTACCTGTGAGGTTTTGTTTGTAAGGCCTGCCCATTGAGAGACATGCTCATAGAAGCTGATGCTGTACTTTGATGAGAGAGCCACCAAGACAGGAAGTGAGATCTTTCCCCAGATGGTAGAGTTTCTGAGGATGTTCACGAGACGCTTATCAAAGCTGTAAGTGAGGACACCGGCAGGACGGGTAGGGGAGTCCATGTCATTGCCACCCAGGAACTGAACACGGGTGGTTGATCCATCTGGATGCTTGACCGTTATCAGCGCCTGCATGAGGGCAACTACAGCTTCCTCTACCACATCATAGCCTTTGTGGTTCGAAGCAATGAGATCGTCTATTTCGATGGTGTAATCACGTCCTTCTTCAATGCCTTGCTGATGGGCATTGTGCCAAAGCAATGTGATCGATCGACGGGCATTCAAGCTGAGTGCTTGATGTCCTGTGATCTGGATCAACTCAGAAGGTTTGGTGGCATGATCAGCTCTGGGAGTGAGATCAATCACCAACAAAGGTTCGGTCTTTTTGGTCATCAGGGGAGGATAAAGTGAGTCTGGGGAAAGTGAAAGTAGCTAATGCTGTTGGTTCACTTTCCCCAAATTCCTCACCTTTAGAAAAAAGATCTCTCCTCTAGTAGGTATCGGGGTTAGCGATGAAGAGAAGAGATCAGGTGCCTGTGCTGGGAGGGTCGGTAAGGCACAGGT